GCCCCAAGAAGTCCATTAGCTTTGCTTTGAAAGCATCAATGCTATCCATGAGCTCTTGCGGGATGGTGGGCATTGTTGGTAAGACTACATCGGTCCCGCTCGCTTTTGAAAGCACATTCAGTTGATCGAAGGATGCAAGTGCGCCCTTTGCCGCCGCTTTCGTGCCGTTGATCGCCTTCGTCAGCGCATCTTGTGCCACTTTCGCGCCGGTCAAGTAGGTTACAATCTGCGCTACCTTGATCAAAAATTGCGTGACGAAATCCATCGCCGTCAGGATGTACGGCAAAAATGCAGTAAAGATGGCCAGGAGCGCATTCACGAACGCGCCCTTGAACATCTCAAAGCCTGCTTGCATTTCTTTTATCTTTCCACCGAAAGAGCTGCCCATCAGATCAAACGATTGTATTGCCGTTCGTACAAATGAGATGATTTTTTCGGCCGTGAAAAGAAAACCAACGACTGCAAACATCTTTTTCAGCGACCCCATGACGTTTGAAAATCCAGAAGATAATTCCTTTGTTCCCTTATTGAAACCCTTAGGGTCAATACTCGTGTCAATACGGATGCTGCCATCATACCCGAGAGCCATTATTCACCACCTTTTATCAATCGCATAAATTCCCGCTCCGCTTCCTTTTCGTCAACCGTGCGAGTGTCCACTTCTGGCACATCAAACAACTCGCCCATATCCTGAGCCGCCTTCTTTTCTTCTTTTGTGGCGGTCCCGTTCTTTACACGCTTGCGCAGGCTAATCAGACTGCTAAAAGTTGTTTCGCTTCCCAGGTCCATGAACAGCGCCATGAATTCCCACCAATGAAGCTCAGCGCGCCTTAGATCAATTCCATGTGTTTGACGGAACGCGGCAAATATAAAATCCGCGTCTTTAGCGAATGAATATAGCCGCGTCCCGTCGCTTTCAGTGCTTCCTGTCTTTCCCCCATTCAAAAACCAGTTAGCTTTTTCTACAGCTTCTTGCAAGAGCGCCGGCGGTTGTTGATATAAAACTTTGATCAAAATTACCTGCTTTTCATACCCTGTCAACTCAACATCTTCAAACGCCATAATAACACGCAGCGCGGCGCGAAAGTCTGTGTTGAGTTTATATTCAAGGCCGTCTATCACGACGGTCTCGGGCAGGGTATCAGTCAGGATGTTCATTTACCGCCGGTGTACTTTTTGACTTTCTCAGCTCTCACCGACTGAATATACGGGGTAATCTGCTCGAAGAACTGGGGAAACAACTCGATTGCAATTGTGTCACCAAAGGCCTTTTGTGACGTTCCTACCCCGAACAGATTATCAATCTGCGAACGAATGTACTCGCAGGCTTCGCGTAAAAGTGCCATGCGCTGGCCCAGGTTGACGGGTAAACCGTTACCGTCGGTTTTGTTATCGTTTTCAATATCCACCGACCGCGCCTGGTACTCGCCCAGCTTTGTCTCAAAGTCGCCAATCAGGCCGTAAAACTTCTCAGCAAAAACCACGTCCGATGGATTGAACGTAATCACCCGCGCCGGGTCATCATTGACACAAATCCTTTTCGTGCCGTCATCAATTCGAATACTATCCATTGTCAACACCTTCGGTTACAGCATTTGTTCCCCAGATAAATTCTGCGCTTTCTGCGTCTGTCATCTGGCGATACCACTTTCCATCAATCCGAACAACAGTATCGGTTTCACGACGATAACCCGGTTCGGTTGCATCAAAAAAAGCCTTGCGCATCTTGAAAATAAGCTCCGGTCTTTCGAGGGCATACCCGGAATAAGCCAGAAAATGCTGAAAATCATCTTCTTTCGTGTGAATAATCTTTTCTTCTGTCATTGCGCTTTCTCCTTTTATTAGAAAAGCCCGCCCGTATGTTATCCGGCGGGCTTCTTTATTATAATCCAGTTTTGTATCTTTACGCAGTGCGCGTGATGTCGATATGATACTGCGTGACCTCGGCCCCGACCGTCACATCGATTGTCAGGTGATTGATACCCAACGACAAGGCAGCGGCGCCGCCCTGAGACACCACAGACGCGCCAACTTTCTGAACGATGGTTGCGCCGGTCAGGGTTGATGTCATCGTCACAGTTGCAGCAGCCACAGAGCCAGCGTACCAGAGCCAAGAATGATCCGCGCTAAACAGCGGGGTAAGCACTACAGACCCAATGACCATGGTGGTCAGGATCGTATTCACCGGAGCCGCCACAAAGGCCAGCGCCGTCGGGCTGAAGGTCCCCACAACCAAATCACCCTTGTAATTAAGGGTATAGTTTAGTTTCGCAGGCTTTCCCGCGTCCCCGCCCATGTCGTCAATTTGCACAGAGCAGGAGCGCTTTTCTGCCAGGTAGTAAGTCAGCGCCGGGGTTTTGTACAGCCACACATTGACGGCTTCTGTGTCAGCGGCCGCACCAACGGCTTGTTGCTTGCGCAGCGCATCAACGTATTCAAAAACAGCGTCCCCGTTTTTCGCCGTCATTTCGAGCGGGAAGGTAGGAGCATAACTGTCCACAGAGACAGACGCGCTATCCAGATGCACGTACGTTTCTTTTGTGGTCTCAGGATTGTAACTGATTTTGGCAGACGTGACACCGTCGCCAATAAGTGACCATGTCGGAGAGCCGACAGTACCCGTATTGAGAAACGAATAAATCAAAGAGCGTTTGATTGTCGATGTCATAGGTTAGCTCGCCGTGAAGACCTTTGTCGTGGCATTGAACGTGCCCAGGATCAAATCACCTTTGCAATTGAAGGTGAAGTTCATCTTCGCAGACTTGCCAGCGTCGCCGCCGAAGTCGTCAACCTGGACAGATCCATACCGGCGCTCTGCGGGGTAAGCGGTAGGCCCGCCCGTTTCGTACATCCACACATTGACCATGTCGGTATCAGCAGCCGCACCAACAGCCTGAGCGCGCCGCAACCCGTCAACGAACTCGAATACAGCATCACCGTTCTTTGCGGTTGCCTCAAAGGCCATCACCGGAGCGTAACTGTCAACCGTCACAGTTGCGCTGTCCTGATGTACGTAGGTTTCCTTCGTGGTCTCCGGATTGTATGAAATTTTCGATGAAGTCACACCGTCACCAATCAGCGAGTAGGTTGCCGTGGTAGAAGGCGTGGTATTCATGAAGCTTTGAATTTGACTGCGTTTTACATTTGTTCCTGGCATTGTTTACCGCCTCCTAGGCAGTTTGTTCGTAAGTCAATTTACACTGGACTTGGTAAACGCCAGTGCTACTCTGGCCCTGCTCATAAAGATAAGCCTGGCCCAATGTTTCGATGATTGTGGCGGTCTTCCCGCTTCCGAGAGATGGAAGAGCACCGGCGGTTGTTTGTGTTTCCATCCAATCTGAAAACGCTTCATAAAATCCATTGTTGTCAAGCCGCTCAAGTTCATCGGCGGTTGACTGTACGGACTGAAACGCAAACGGAAATTCTCGGACTGTATTTCCCGCCAAATCCCGCTCAATAATGCGCGTTCCCGCCATGGGGATAATTGCATATCCGGTTGGGGTTACGCCCAGATAATCCGTGAGCAGCAGAGCGCCCGTTTCGAGATTGGTATACGTCGCAAGGTAAGTTTTCAGCGCTTCGATGATCGTGGTCATTCTTTCACCTGTAACTTGGGAGTACCACCACCGGCTATCTTGCGAGCGCCGTTGATAATCTTCTGCCCATCAATTTCTTTCATGCGCTGAAACCACTGAGGCCCGCGCAAGGGACCCGTCATGCTTCCCGGCAGACGATGGCTGTAATACTGTGGCTTCGCATAGGGGGCAATCCACTGTACAACCCCACTACCAACGTCTGTGCCCAGGATGCCCGATTTGATAAGCATACTTGTAAGCAAGGGCACGTACGGCTCGCTAAGTCTCAGCACTTCACTGTCTACAAATTTCTGCGCTTCGCTGTAGCGGTTCTGCCACTTGTCAACAAAATCGGGATTGAATTTTAGTTCAGCTTTCCCGCTTTCATTGATGATGATTTCGCCGCGCGGAGTTGTGATAATTGGCCCGGTCATTATGCAGCCCCCAAATTCCAGTGCTGCATTGACAGGCTACCCGCGTCCATGGTATCCACAGACGTGATGACTAAAACATCGTCATACTTTGCCTTGAGCGCGGTTACGGTAAAGCCAGTCTGAATTTCATCCGAAACCAAACCTTTGACAATCAGATCGCCTACCTGCAGCGTCCATTTACCTGTTTTGGTTGTCAGCGCTTGCCAGGCTTTCGGTTTCAAGAAATTCACACCACGGGCAAAGGGGATAAACACACGCGCCTGATCCGCACCCGCTAAACCGCCAGTACTACGCACGTTCGCCGCCTTGCGGTTTTCCCACGCCACAGCGATGATACCAACCCGCTGATACTTCTCAGACTTCGTAGCAGTATCAACGTACTTGTTGTAAACAGTACAATTCGCGTTTGTTCTCATCCTTCGGAATACTCCCCGGACGCGAAACCACGAAACATCAGGCCAGTATTACCCAGGTAAAGACGCGCTACCCGTTGCAGTTTTTGATCATGTGTGAGAGTTGCAAGGGAACCAGCGGCATAACTCACAGAATTGGAGCCGATGCTTTCTGACTGAATACCGCCCGCACTATCCCCGCTGGCATCCTGTACCTGTAACTCTTCAGCCAATGCGCAGGTTGCCATTTTGATCTTGTCAATCTTTGCCGTATCAGTTGCGGCCGCGATAACTGGAGCGACACGCTCAAAGGTCAACGCGTCAATTTGTGCGGATGCGCGTAATGCCAATTGGGGGAAACTGGCATCAGCTATGGCAGTGCCGAGATACGTATTTTTATAATAGGTCAGATCTGCGTATGCTGTCATAACTGATGCCCTTTCTGATTACGCTGAAACAGGACCTTCAACATAGAACAGGTACCCGGTCAGCTTGCCAGTCAGCAAAGCGGATACGGCAACCGTGCATGTAATTTCTTTTGCGGTCGTAGCCAGAACGCTGGTGCTTTCAGGGGTATTCGCTTTCGGCACAATCGCCTTACGGCCAATGCTCGAATACGGAGCGCCCGAAACAGCAGCGGCGCTGATAATATCATTGGCAGCTTCAACGCTGATTGCAATCGTGCCATTACTGGCATTCGCGGAAGTAAACGCGGTATTGACGTTGACGAAACCGCCACACACAATGGCATTGGCCGGGATAGTTACGCCTGTACCATGAGCCGCAACCGTGCGATTTGCAACGACACCAGCGTCAAAAGTAAACTGCGCAACACGCAGCCCGCCCAGACCATCACCACCCGAAACAAACGGAGCCAGGGCGGTAAAGTTGCGATTGATTGACTGGAGTTGTCCAGAGATTTGAACATTTTCAAGAGCCATATTTCACCTTTTTCAAAGCGGGCGGCTATTCACCGCCCGCCGGTCACACTGCCGATTAGGAAGCCTTGATATGGCTGTAGATGCCCTTGACTTTGTTATCAAACACGAAGGCATCATGGTACAGGCGGTACTGAAGCAGCCACGCGTCGGCGGTCTGGTTCTCTTCAGGAGAGAAGATTTTCAGAGCGGCATGCTTGGTAGCCTGCAAAACAGCGGACGGATGAACGAGCAGGAAGTTGATGTCGCGCCCGGTCGAGCTGGTCTTGGAGAAACCGCCAGCAGATGCGCTGGAGCCGGCGTCCAGGGTAATGCCCTTGTAGAAGCGGGTCTGAGGAACAGGGATGATTTCCATATTGTCAAGCATCTTCACCAGGCGATTGACGCCGCTTTCATTCGCCAGATAGCGGGAAACAGCGGCTTTCAGGAAGCCATTGACGGTTGCGCTCACATAGAGCAGGCGGCCTTCGGCGGGAACTTCGGCTTCATCCAAAACAAGAGCAGCGGCATCAATAGCGGCCAGAATGGTGGAGCTTGACAGGGTTGCGGGGCTTCCAACTTCACTGATACCAGACCAAGAAGCGTACTTACTGAAGCGGTAGGCGTCCACTTCGGGAACAACCTGAGTACGGATGAACTCACCGGCCAGGGTGCCAAAGGCCATCCCCAGGGTTTCTTCATCGTCCATGCGATCAATGCTGAAAGCGCGACCACGGCTCGCAGCCAGGGTCAGGGTTTCCCAGGTGCCAGTCACATCTCCGCCGGGGTAACCGGTTGCGCGGCTGTAGGTGCCCATACCAACAACGCTGGTTTTGAAAACATTGACGGCATTCGCCCCGCCAAAATCGACCGGCTTGGTCATCGCGTCCATGCGGGCGGTCAGAGAAGCGTTCTTATAAACTTCATCCAGGATGGGCTGGAATTTCGAGGCCAAAGCAATGCTGTTTGCCATTTCGTTATTTTCCTTTTAGGGTTTCACGAGGCCAGCCGCAACACGCGCTGCGTCAATGACCTTATCGCCCAGAACTGATTGAGAATTTCCACGCGCAACGATGCGCGGGAGTGGATTGTCATTCACGAACCATCCCTCATGGACAGGAACGAGCGGTTCTACTTGCTCTTTCAGCCCAGTGAATGTTTCGGTGTTTTCGTCAAACAGAAGCTTGCTTGTATCCAGGTGGGCTTTGGCAGACTTCAATTCAACGTCTTTGATCTTGTAGGTTTCTTTCAGCGCCTTATCGAGCGCAATGCCGCGTTTGTATTCGAGCAGGTTCTTTTGAGCTTCAACAGTGGCCTGCTCATATTTGCTCTTGTACTCATCGGCCGCTTTCTTGATCCCGTCAACGTCCAATTTCTTGAAGCTTTCAACGGTCCCTGCGGCTTCCGTAAGCTGGCTTTTGAGTGCGGCAGCTTCTGATTGAGCGGCAGAAATGTCGGATTTATGCTTTTCAATATCCTTACCATGAAGAGCAACAATCTTATCCGCTGTTTCTTCGTCAACTCCGAGTGCTACTAATTCTTTTTTGTTCATCTTCCTTTTCCTTTTTTTGCATCAACCACATCTTTTTTTAGTTGGTCAGTTCCAACAGGGTTATCGCTTTGTGAGCCTGCGACTGGCTAGAATTATTTTAGTTGTGAAAATGATAATCATTTTCAATAAGCATTATACACCAAAATTACAATTGTCAAGGATAGGAGTAAATAAAGCAAGGGCACCGGCGGTAAGGTTTGTAACAATTACTCCGCTCGTGCCCTTGATTGATATATGACTAATCCTATTGCGTTTCTGGTGTAACACTGTAACAGATGATTTCAAACATTTTGGATTTAATCATAATTGAATAAGTCTGTATCTCTATATATATCTGTTACATGGGACTTAATAGATATATGAGTTAATGACTAGCATAGCAGAGCGTCCATAGGACTATTGACTTACACGAAATAAAATTGTGTTTTTCATTTTTGATTTTGTCCCACATGATTTACCTGTAACAGACGCATCTGGGACTTTTGTGCTTTTTTGTAAATATTTGCGCAATTTTATTGGCAATCCGTATATTTATATAGCAATATAACTAATTATGTGGTAATATTATTGCAAGGAGAAATAAAACCATGAAACCAAAATCATTACCTGAACAAATTGTATGGTCGTCGATGGACAACGCGCAACGTAAAGACATGTTGGATTGGGCACTAAATGAATGTGCCAACCTGAGCGGTGTCGACCTGAGCGGTGCCGACCTGAGCGGTGTCGACCTGAGCGGTGCCGACCTGCGCGGTGCCAACCTGAGCGGTGTCGACCTGAGCGGTGCCTACCTGAGCGGTGCCGACCTGCGCGGTGCCAACCTGAGCGGTGCCTACCTGAGCGGTGCCGACCTGCGCGGTGCCAAAAATATCAGTAAGCTTACGCTTGCACAACTATCGGTCATTGCAGATGATGGCGATGTGATCGGGTGGAAAAAATGCGAACACGGTAGGGTTGTAAAATTACTTATTGCGGACGGTACGCCGCGCAGCAATGCAACCGGGCGCAAGTGCCGCGCAGAAAGTGCAAAGGTTTTAGCGATTTTTGACGACGAGAATGTACCATACGAAAGCGCACAAAGTAAATATGACGCCAGGTTTGTTTATATCGTTGGCGAAACCGTAAGCGTTCCTGATTTTGATCCAGATCGTTTCAACGAATGCTCAACCGGGATACACTTTTTTATAACCAGGGTCGAAGCCGAAGAGTACTAAAAGTATGCGCAAGTAAATCAAAACTCCCCTACTTTGGGGAGTTTATTTGTTCTCGTGGTGATTGCCTGTTTAGGCCCGTCTGTTTGACAAATTCTCTCAGTTGCGATTGATAAAGCTTGATTTTTGCATCTTCGGCCACGCTGGATAATCCCCCTGCTCCAAGCGCCGCGCTTTGCCGCTTCCAGTAGCGGATCTTACGTTCCAAACCCCTTTGTATCTGGGTTGCATCATACATCGAAGCTTCCTTGCCCGCAAGGGTGACAGTTTTATTCCGCAAGTTCTCCCGGTCCGCTTCGCTGTACGCGTTCTCACTGATACCTTCAAAATATGGGTAAAAGCTATGGCGACAATTCCACCCACCCAATCCCGGCCCAGTCCCGTATCCGGTCGATGTCACAAAATCGGGATACTGACGGGATGCGCCCGAGCGGGAGAATACGCGCCCTTGCCAAATGGCATGTTCTGGCCTGGCGCCGTAGTGAGCGGACGTTTGTACAAGGTCCTGCCCCATTTCGTCGGCGCGGCGGGATTGAAGTACGCCAGCGGTTTGGCTTACTCCGGTCAGAACAGTTCTGCGAATTGCCACGTCAAGTTGATCTGTGTGCCCAGTTGCGTAATCGATTGTGCTTACACCTTTTGCGGCCACTGACTTTATAGCTGCCCGGATTGCCTGATCATAAGACATGGCGCCGCTTGATACCTGCAAATAAGCTATGTCAGACGCGGCGATGAAAGAGCGCTGAGCGCTGATGGCTGTGGTCATTGTCAGGTTGCGCATGACTCCGTTTGTTTTCGCAAGGCCAGCGGACAGAACTTGAGCCATGGCCGGCGATAAATTCAGCGGAAACGGAGAAAGCCCCGCCCGCTTGTAAATCATGTCATCGAATTTTAGAGACTTGACACCAGCCTGCGTAAACATCTTTGTAAGTTCGTCTCGCGACAGGCCAGAGAGCTTTGACAACTCGGATATAGCCTTTTCGTATAGCTGCCCGCTTTCAATCAGGCGCTGCATTTGCCACGCGGCTGTATCTGTGATCTTGCCCATCTTTGCCAACCGGCGCGCTATATCCATGATAATAGTCAGGCTATAGTTTTCGTATAACCTGACTATGTCGTTTGGAAGAGCGTCAAGAAAATCACTGCTCAGCATTTTGTTCTTCTAGCCAGTCTCCGTATGACTTACCCGTGACTTCTGGCTCTTCACATAAATCTTTAGCTGCCTTCCAGATACAGTCATCTTCGTGATCGTCATAGACACATCCGCAAAAGAAACACGGAGTATCGCCTGCGTCATTATCGTATGCCGGATCCATTTCCGCTAGTTTTTTGATAATCTCATCTTTTAGCATGGCCATCTCCTTTTGGGTATGGCCTTTATTATACACCAACCGCCGGTTCTTTTGTTTGATCTTGCGCGTTCGGGTCAGCAGGCACGCCGAATAAATCAGTGCCGCCCGCGTTCTCCGCTTGAATGTCTGCGATTTCTTGACGTGCCATCTCTTCGGTCAATCCGTAGTTGCGCATCAGGAATTTTACCTTGCTCATCACTTGCAACCCAAGCGCCTGGCTATCCTGTGCGAATTGCGTAATGTGGTCAGTGACAATGCTATCATCGAACGCGTACGCGGCCTCATACGGCCCAGCGGGCGCCAAACCGCCCAATGTGGCCCAAACATCCATTGCATATAAAAGGTCTTCCAGCGCGTTCTCTAGTGCCTTCTGAGTATCTACAACCGTTGCGGCTGAGCGCTGTTTGCTGGCTATAATCTCGGTGGCGGTTTTGTCAACTGTATTTGGATCTGAGATCGTCCCGTAAGCCAACCCGCAATTGAATTCAATCTTTTTCAAGATTGCATCCAGCCCGGACTGAATTGCCGCGTTGCGGAATTCAGGCGTCCAGGCTTCGAACAACTTACCGCCCGTACCAACGTCGCTTTGAGAATTGATGATACGGTAAAAATCAACGTCCGGAAGCTTTGGTTTTCCATCAGCGCCTTTATCGAAAGCGTCTTCGTTTACGTACATTCTGCGCTTTCCGCTTTTGAACTCCCATATCAGGTTTGCCCAGAGAGTATCTGCCTGTTGGATCAACTCAACCGCCCGGCTGTATCCACTCACGCCCAATGGGCTGGTTGGATCGATGTTGTTAGCTCCTGGGTTGCGGAAGTATCCCACCAGGAGCTTCTCGACATTTTCGATACCGCGCTCTTCTTGCAGTTCTGCCCAATCCGCGACCTCAGTCAAAGGGCACGGGCGGCCTAACGCGTTTGGTCCATCGGCTTTGAATGCCGCGTTTGTGATCCAGCATACATTTCCATCCATCTGATGAAATTCTAAACGAGTGTAATAATATTTTCCGATAATCCGCGTGTCGCTGAAAATGCAGGCGGTAATTTTTCCGTTTGCATCGAAGGACACAGGATAGAAACAATCGGCCTGTACATAGTCTACTGCGATGTTTTTTCCAACTGGATAGGGCTTGAGCATCAGCCCGCCCTTCGCAACGCCGTATTCAACCTGCTCGCGCAACTTCGGATAGACACGGTCGATTTGCTCATAGAGCCATGCCGCTCGTGTATTTGCTGATTTGTATTTTGCTCTTTGGGATATTTTGTTCCCGCTGATTTCCACATCCATTTCGATTGTTGCCGCTCGCGCAAGTTCACCGGCGATGGCTGCGGGCAGGCCCAGGCTTTTGATTTCATCAGTCAGCCATCCCGCTTGATTGATGTACATTAGCGCCCATTTTTGAAGCGCGGCGGTCATCAGCGGAGAAATGGCAATATCAACGTGTAAAGCGCTGCTTACGTTCGATGTATTCAACATATTATTGATCCTATCCCTTATCCATTCGAGTATCTTTGAAAACATGGCGCTCCTACGAGTTGAAACACTGACCGGTTGAAATTACCAGCGTGACAACATCCGCACTTGTCACCAATCGCGCAACCACTCTGAAAATAAAACTCTCTGAGTAAACTGACTGCGTTTTGGTCAACTCAAGCCGCACGGTTTGAGAAACAGCCGCTCCGGTAACGGGAGTGGTCATTGCAATCGGAGTAAATCCGATCACCTCAAATGTCACGGTTGCCCCGGTCAAATTCGGCCATACAGCGCTTGACCATTCGAGCGCACGGTTATCAGCGTATTTGTAATCATCGCCATGGACGATGGAAATATTACCGCCCATAGCAACGGGCTGTACAACTGTCACAGTTGCGGGAATTGGAGAAAAAGAGCCGCCGGTGATCGTTCTGACTGCGTGCGCCCATACTTGAGCCGCCGTCAAAGTTGAATAATCCCCTGTGCGCCTGGCGTAGTCTGCAAGCATCATTGTTACGCCGCTTGTGTCCCCGCCGGCATATGTAGAGCGGCTGGACACCCTGGCGTCAAGCTTATTGACAATCTGGTTAGGGGTGTAGCTAAACAGGTCTTGCATATCAACCGAAATATCGGTAGTGGAAAACTTTCCAATCAGATCCAGGTCATCAGCGCCGGAGTATGAATACAGATAAACACCCGTTAAGTTTGCAAGCGCCGTTGTTGCCTGAGCGTTGGCAAGGACGTTGTTTGCCGTATCCACTACGGTGCAAAGCGGAGCAACGCTCGGATTGGTTGCAATCCCCAATTTCGTATAAGCACATTTGAATGTGTAAACTGTTGTCATGCTACCACCTTGGGCGGGCGCCCATCTAAATAATGCTTGATTTTTATTACTGTTTTTTCAACGTCCCCTGCGTCAAGGGATCGCATAATGATTGTGTCAACTTCCCCGGTTGGGTAATAGTCCCACGTGACAACGATAGAACTTAGTTTCACATTCTCAATATCACGGGTTACGATTTTCATTTTTGAGATTTGCCCATTCACCCCGAGATATTCGGTAATTGGATCATCGTCGTCGGCGTCCTTGTCCAGGTTGAAAGCAATCAATTGGTGTTTGTTCAGGGCGTCTATATAGGCCTTCATAGGCTGCCGGATTTGGTTGGCGGTGGACGCCTGCATTTGTGTCTTGTCAAGTCCGCTAATATTGGGCATCTTATCCCCGCACCAATGCTACTTTGTACGTTATGGCTGTTTTCGAGATGGACGTAAGTAATCCATTGTTATAATCAGCGCCTGCGCAATTCGACGCCGCTGCTGATGGTGTGCTTGTCGATGATATTACCAATGTATTCCAGACCGGGAATGCCGTAGAGTCTGGTAATCCGTTTGGCGCTTCAAAGTCCATGAGCGAAAACAGTTCTGCTATATTTGGCGCTCTCCAATCGCTGTAACCCGCAAGCCCGGAAGAGTTAGCCGTAGCAACAAAGGCGAACAATCCCTCTCCGCTTCCGTTTGTTGTAAACGGTAGAGTCCCGTTTGAGCTCGCCCCTACTGAGCCGCTTATAGTCCTACTCCACATGCGCCCGGTGTTCGTGTCGATCACGCAATTATTACTATGCGCGTCGGTCTTGCCGTTCAGGGTAATGTTCGTGGACCCGGAATACAGCCCGGTCGTCAAAACGGTGTATGATTTTGATATTCCAAAACGCGTGGAACCATCGTCTGGGTACCCCCCATACTGAGTAAGCTGGCCGGTCTTGAGCAAGAGCGCTCTTTTTATAATTCTCGCAATTCCCAAAGGTAACATAGAATTATTATATCCTTATTTTTACATTCCCCGCTTGCGCCATGTAAGATTGTGTGCGTAGCGAGTGCGGTCGATACAGTGATTGTTTTTATCAGGATAGGCAGTGATATACTCCCCGTCTTTTGTTTGCTCAAGCTCATAATTCAGAAATTCATCAGCGTGGACAGGACAACGCACGGGATCTATGACGATTTTAGCCCGGCTTGCCATCCACTTGATTGAGTAGTCAACGGTTCCCGGTCCCTTTTCGGCCCCGCGAATATTGGCCCCATAATCCCTAAAGTCAGCCACGCTTTTAGGCTCTGCGCTGTCTGCAATTATTTGCACATCTGGCAGCAGCTTTCCCGCCTGGATTAGTTTATCATACGCTTCCCGGTTGCCGTGTTTATACAACACCATTTCGTCATAGATGTAAATTACAAGCTGAGCAGGATTGTAGTAAGAGCGGCCCCACACGAACGGGTCAGGATAGAAGCCCCAATCGATACCGTCTTCCGGCTGATTGAAGGTGTTTATCTCTTCATCCGTGATCGTTCTGATTTCGACATTGTCAAACACCAGACCATCAGATCCGCTTGCAACGCCCAGGTATTCATGGTCATAGAGTTTAGGCGCAACGCTCTTCAGGTGCTCGGCTTCGTCCAACCACGAACGGCCCAGCCATTCAACGGGCACATCCCGGTAGTCGCTCTTGTGGTGCCACTGGCGCGCTTTCGGTATCTGGACATACTTTGTAATCCATGACGCCCGTGTCCTTGGTGTATTCCACGTCTTGAACGTATAGGACTTATCGCCTCCCCTGAAAGACTGCTCGATTGTGCGGATGGCGCCCGGTCCATAAAACTGGTCAATTTCTTCAAACCACCTGAGAGCAATATAGCCAAACGTCGGGCTGATCGACTTGATTTTTACCGGGTCATCTGCCCCGCGGAAGTATATCTTTTGCCCAGTTGGAATATAGGTGATTTCCAGCGGGCTTACGGTTGTCTTGAATTTGTCAGTCAGTCCGAGAAGTTCAATCGACTTTATAAACTGATTGAACACACTATCGCGCAGGGTGCTCGCATACTGTCTCATTGCAATGGCATGATAAGTTGGATTGTTTACCAACAGCTCAATTATCTGCTCTGAGACATAGCTTGACTTCGCAGAGCCACGCCCGCCCTCCTCCAGGTACTCATCATACAGCCCGCTCTTTACCGCCCGGTATGAACCAAAAAACGAAGGTGCAATGCTATCGGCAGGCAGCGAAATAAGAGCACCGGCGGTTGTGTTCTGCGGAGTGGGCACATCTCCAAACCTGCCATGCAATCTGAGTATCTTTTCTTGCGCATCAGCGGCGCTGTAAAGCTCCACTTCGACATGGACGGTTTCATTCCCCATAACGTCTTTTGTAACCTTGCGCTTGAGCTTCTTGATATTGCGCGTCTGGTACTTTGGGACAACCTTGCCGTCAACAACATCAAATAAGTTTATGTCCCATCCGCGTGGCATGCCGTTTGCGTCCAACTCAGTATCAATAAAATCGGCAATGTTGCCCTTTGCCATCTCTGCCATGCGTGAAAGCGCTTCTTCAGCGCTCATGTGCATTTCAGATAGACGGGCGTCTATGTGTGTTCTAATGTTTGGGGTTGCAAGTAAAATGCTTCCGTTTGTTCTAGCCGTCGGTTCTTTTGTTCCTGGATATGCTTCCATGTAAGCGCGTGTGCCATTCCATAACTCAAGGTATTTGTTGACAAATACCTGATGTTTGGGGGATAATGGCTTTAGTTTCTGCGCTTCTTGCTCTGACATGCTTCTCCAATTGAAAAACGTTTTCAATAATTATACTCTAAAAATAAAAAACTCCCGGCTAGGGGAGTTTGATTACTTTTGCTTTTTTGTTTTTTATCGCCGTTATCATTTCAGACCATGTTTTGAACCCCCATAACTCAGCCGCTTGTTTTAGTTCGGCCTTGCGCTTATCACTTTTTTGGGTTGAAGTAAGAGCGGTCATTATGCCAACTCGTAACCAGACTTGAGAAGGTTTTCCATTTTAGCGAGAGTAACAACCCAAAACATGCCATCGTCACCTAAAACAACTGCTGACATTTTCTCTGTCTTATTCGAGAAACTGAAGGCCGTGTTCCGTGAGTAGAATTTTGCAATCATTTTGTTTTCCTTTTTTGTCGTTCGCCGTATTGCGTTCGATGTATTGATAATACTACGGTTGTACAACTGTGTCAATAGGCAAAATAAAAACTCCCCGCTCGTGACGGGGAGTTGATTTTACTTCTTCCTGGTTACAAGCCAGATGAGAATTTTCATAAGGATGAAAGTAATCACCCCAACGATGGCAGTGAAAACAAGGACATCATAAAGGCTGGGTGTCATCTCTGCGCCTCCGGCTTGCGCGCTTCATGTCTCCTACAGCCGTAAGCATTGCGGTGTGGTGTGCATCCTGGTTTCGCGTAACTTCGCTGATTGCCGCCGTCATGTTTGCAAGGATGACAAGGGTCTTTTCGTTGCGTGCGTCTTCCTGCTCAGCCCGGCGTCCTTCGCGCTCCGCTCTCTTTTCGCTGGCTGCGCTCTCTTGCGCGTCACGCCTGCCAACATATTGGATAAAGACAATCACCACAATCAGGATGGCAAAAGCCGATGGTAATTGTCTGACGAGTTCTGCCATGATCGCATCCATCAGACAGGTTCAATCTCTGTTTTGAATTTCAGAAGAGCGGCTTCAATTGCGCCCTTGATAATCAGTTTGTCGTCTTCTGTAAAATTCACCCCGGCCCTGTCCAAATAGGCATAAACATAATCAATGGCGGCACCCAGCTTCTCTTCATTGGTATATTTTTCCATGGTCTGCTCGACAAAGCGAACGCCCACGGCTGCGCCATGTTCCAGGACGTAAAGCCAGCCGGATTTTGAAGCGGTCGCCCGCGCGTCACGAATGAGCTTCACGCCATACGCAGTAAGCGCGGCGATTATTGCAAGCACGATTGTCATAATGATATTTTCCATAGTTTTTGTAAGTCTCCTTTGGGCATTATACACCAAAAGAGCACCAACGGAAGATTACAGCCGTTGGTGCTCTTATATTACGCTTCTTACATTCCTAAAATCTTATGTAACAATTTGCCATATTTGTTACATATCCTTTGTGTATTTCTCGACAAATTCAGGAAGCACTTTTAGATCACCCGAGAAGATAAGGATTTTTATCCTGTGATCACGGGCGAATTTTACTTCTTCATCCGCGCCAGGGCTGTACCCAGGTAAGCGCAAGATTGCATCGCACTTGACAAGCCAGGCTAAATCCTGTTCCATCCAAAAGCGGTAATCGTGCGATAGCAGCAAATCCCAGAAGTGGGACAAATGCGGGATGAACGGAATGTAACCAGCCATTGCCAGAATGTCACCTGCGGCTATTGCGTTCCTGACATTCTCAACCATGGCCCCTTGTGTGTACGGACCGGCGACATAGATATATTTGATCATTCTATATCCTGCGTGTACCTGATTGAAAATTTCTTTTCAGCATACGTCAACTCACCCCAAATGCACCCGCGCGGCGTTGGCGCCATGTTCCCGCTCACAGCGTATCCGTGCGATGGGTGCTGCATCTCGTTCTTATACCCAGGTGTTCGCAGAAAGTAAACCAAACCCTGCTCAACCCCATCCTGATTGTTTATCCCCATTGTCGATTGTGGCATGATATACGACTGATGGTTGTGCCCATTCCATATGCAGTCAACGTCTCGGACCCATACCGCCTGACGGGCGGTCTGGATTGTGCCCTTTGTGACAGGCGCGCCGCCACCAGAACCGTGATTGTAGCAAATGCGCAAGTTAGCCGTCGGTGTACTTTTGCTATCCATGTACCCGGCGATGCGAATAAATCCACCATACCCGCCCGCCACAACAGGGCTTTTGTGTTCCCGGCGCATAGACTGAACAAACCGCTGTATCAGATCCGTTCCCGAATGCCTGACCACTGAGTATTCATGGTTGCCATAACCAATCATAGCCAGCGTGTCGGCGTAGGGTGAAAAAAAGTTTATACCATCATCCAAGACACGATCAAAATAATCATTGCCCTTTAGGATTTCCTTTAGTTCTCGCAGGCTTGCGCGCGGGTCTTTTGGCCCCTGCATCGCATCGAACGTATCGCCAATCTGTAAGACAATCGCGTTTTCTTCCTGCGCTTCTTTCATGTGCTTGGTAAGCAGCCGCCTGTCACAATACGGACTGTCAATATGCACATCTGAGAGAAATAAAATCCTGCGCTTCCACCCGTCATAAAGACCGGTTACGTTGATCCTGACCACGTCACCATTTTCTAAAGAACTTACGCTTGTATCGTTCAAGATTGATTTTCTCCATGCTCTAAAAGCGCTTGACGTAAATACATTACAAGGTCAAGCGCTTCTTGGTACGCGTCCCACAAAGGAGAGCGACCGTTGAATGTTTGTAAGTAGGTACCATACTTTTTCTTACCCATTTCTGCCCGCTCTTGAATGTCAGAAATTACAATATCCTTCACGGTTACTTTTCCAGAAACGGGATCGGGTTGATATTCACTCGCCTTGCTCATTTCATATCTCCTTTATCTGATTATAACAGAAGCGGGTTTTCGGCCCGCTCCTGATGGAAAGCTATTTTTTACTCCCAAGATGAAACCCGTTCTGGTCTTCCCATCCTTCTGGGGCTTTGTGCATTTGCCACGCGATGAACAGAACGCAAAGAGCAAGGACACCAACGGTAATTGCTACGCCCATATAATCTCCGGTTGTTGCATTCCCATTCGCCAGGATGAAACCATCACCCGGCCCTGCGCATCAGAAATATCTTCCCATCATACGCGAAACAATGAAACGCCCGATCACTTCAACCCCTTCACATAGGATGTATCCGCAGCGCAACGGAGAGCGGTAAATCTCGTCATCAACAATCATACGTGCGTTCTTTTGCTCAGGCTTGATTGTCGCTTCGAGCGCCAGGCCCGCGTCATATCTCCCACGGCTGCGCGGGTTGCTCAAAATATCATACGCTTCCCGAATGCGCAAAGTCATTTTGTTTGCGTCCGGCTCGCGACAGACGTCCGGGTGCCACTGCTTGAGCATTCGATGATACGCTTTTTTGAGAAGGGTCTCGTCGTCTTTCTGGTGAGCGCCCAAAACAGAATATAGGGTAAGGACACCGGCGGGTTGCTTGACATCTCCTGGATTTTCAAACCACGCAACGAGAACAGACATCGGGAAGATAGCCCCCCATGATCCATCTTTGAGCAGGCCCATGGCGCTGATGTCACCCGCGCCGCGTTCTTTGCACTGGCCCAAATAATGCACAGTCAGCAGGCGCATCACCTTTACCGCTGGCGTCTTTGCAATATCCGGGAAGCTCATTCCCAGTGCGTTCTCGGCTTGTTTTTTGTAATCAGCGGCGATAATCCAGGCTTTGCGGTTGTTATCCCAACTGCGAGACGTGGACGGCACGGCTGATTTTAACATGCTTACGCTCATCGGGTCATACGGGAAACTTACCACGTATGATCCTTTTTCAATCCTGACACTGGCGGGTTGATTATTTGACATTCTGGCCATTCTCCTGCCCGGTATTATCGCCGCCGGGCTTCGGCTTGTGCAAGAGCTCTAATCTTTTTGAATTGACATCACGACCGAAACAATCGCAATCAGAACGCCAACGGGGACATAGGCCCAGAACAGGAAGAACATCAGATCGGAAGCCTGAACACGTACCAGGATTTGATAGAGCAGGTAATACCAAATCGGTTGCGAAATACAAATCTGCAAAATAGCGGCAAGACAACCAGCCTTTGTTTTTCCGATCATCTTGCACCGCCACTGAGTGAGTACAACCATGCTTTCGTGAGCGAGATTTCAGCTTCAATCGCCTTACGCTGCGCTTCGACAATTTCGAGAGCGATTTCTTCTTTGAGTTCGTATTCTTTCAAGAAGTAATACCCGCTCTTATCCGCTGGCGTATTTGCAACCACGATTGAAATTTGCTCATTGCGCTCTTGCTCATTTTTTCCGGTAATCAGGCCATCAGAGCGGGCAATCGAAATAAGGCGCTGCCGTTCGTACTCAACAGCTTCCCGCGCATCCAATACCCGGCGCTGCGCCTGGCGCTCTTCGAGAAGATAAGCCAAATAGGCCTCGGTCAACTCGCTTATGTCAAAACGATCAAAGTAACTACCGTTCTGAACGCCATCTGCGCAGGTTGTCTCATCATGAACGGTTGGAACTCCACATACATCGCATGGATATTCTCCGCTCTGCCCATTGGGGTATTGCCCACACCTTGAACACTTTTCTAAACCGTTGTCACTCATGCTTATTCTCCATTTCTTCAATCTTGAAAGCTTGCTGCAGGGTCGCTTCGACTTCGGCGCACTTTTCCATGGTGGTTGGAATTCCACCATCTGCGGCGGCCATCACGGCTTCAACTCCGTAAAGCTCAGCCAGTCGAGCGACTTCTCCGGACACATCAACAGCTGGTTCTTTTGCCATATTTTCAATAACAATTGTTCCGTCAACAAACTCCCCGCGTTCGCTAACTGGATATGCTTCGGCTTGTTTCAGCGCCCCGCCCATTCCCCAAATAACATCCGGGGCGGCAACATCAAAGGCAAACCCAGACGCTCTCCAGAGACACATATTTTCCGGATAATTTACCCACCCAGATCCCGGTTTTACCAAACCGGCCTGCTTTGCCTGATCCATTGTCCATCGTCCGGTAAAACTAAAGCCATTGTCAGCCCGCTCAACGAAGCACTCATAACCAACAAAAGCGCCGGATTTATCCACCAGACGTGTCATCTTGATAGTCTTGATAACCGGGGATTTCTGGCATAAACCAAGAGCGCCGGCGGGAGATAAACTCACGTTTCCCTGCACTACCTGAACCAGGGTGAGACTTGCGTTCATAGGAAGCCCCATCTCATAACCCAGGCTCAATTTCATGGCAGCAGCGTCAACCGTGATTTGCCGCGCTTTTGCCAGCGATGGGGCAAGCTCATCGTGTATCCAGCGCCATACCGAAGGTGTCAACTCCCGCCCGGTCTCTTGCTTCTGAATTGCATAATTCTCTGTCATGCGTTTTCTCCTTAGTTGTCAAACCAGAATATAAAACGGGAGTTTGGGATTTCTTTGAGCATAGCTGTCAGGCCGCGCCAAAAACTTACATCTCCATATTTCTCATAGCCCAGATTGATGTATGCATCAACAGCCCGTGTCAACTCGTCTGCCGTCAACCAAGACGGAGTATGCCAGTCTGGGTGCGTAACCCATTTTTTATCATCAATAAATTCAGAACCGTATTGAACGTATCGCTCGGCTTCTGGCATTGTACAATATCCGTCATTGTCGATATTTTGCGAATCTTCCTTGACTATATAAAGACAGTATTCGCTCCTAGTATCCGAGTTTATGTCCCATCCGCGCGGCTCAACAATCGGTTTATCTTCACTACGCACACCCGCTAATAGTCCGAACATGGCGTAGTTCCGCATAACACGAAGTTCAGCATATTTCCACCACGAATTCGGTCTATTTTCCGGGTTTAGTCTTACTTCAATATAACCATGAATATCGCATCCCATTTCATTTCTCCTTTTGAATGACTGTGATAATCTATTCTACCACGTAATTAGTTATTTGTTACCACGAGTTTAGACCAATTTGATGTCCAGTGTCTCCCCGTCGGGTAGCTGTAAGGTCTTGCGAATGGCCTGCTTGCGGCCCAACGCGATACCCGCTATTTTCGGACAGGTTGGTGCAAGGTCAGCCAGGAAAGAAATAGCCGTTGCCAGGGTGATGCAGCGGCTTAGGATTTCTCCCGCCAGCTCTGGCCCGATACCGTCAAAAGAACACAGCACCCGCTCCTGTGGCGTCAACGGTACAATTTCCCGTGTTGGGTTGATAATCATCAGAGAGTGGTTGCGCTTTGCCAGCCGTTCGAGCGCGGCGGCATATTCCATCTCTGAAGCGCAGAAGATCACAGGAACGCCCGCTTCTTGGATGCTGAGTAACGCACCCTGAACCGCGTCCCAATTCCAGCCTTCCCCGTGTTTCTGACCAGGAATAATGCACATTCCCGTCTGGGGGTTGCGATGGATCTCGCCCGTGATGACAAGGAATGGAAGGACATCGGCGGAAGTTCTCTCTGCCATCATCCGTGATACCTGATCGAAAATATGATCGTTCGGGATTGAGTTGAGAAAATCACTGGGGGTTTTGCGCTCAATCAGCAGGACTTTTCCGTCTTGACACCATATTTTGGCGTCTCCGTTTTCGAGCATGGCGACGGCGACGGGAATACCAGCTAATTCCGCTGGCGGTCTTGCCCCCCATGATTTTATCCAATCGCTCTCCCGCGTGTCAACCTGCAAGGCCATTATGGCGCTCATGGTTGCTCATCTCCAAAGAATTCAGCATAGCAATCTGGACAAATCTTCTCGACACGCCCGGTATACATGGACTGCGCCGAGTGGGTATCCTTCTCAAATACAAGCTTCTTGCACCCGAAACAGAATACCGGTTCGTGGTCAAGAAACCACGTGCGGATTTGGCGTAACTTTTTACGGATTTTATAACCGATCATTGGCCCATCTCCTTTTTAGAATTTGTGCCCGGCAGACGCCGATCCACCGGGCACACGTACTCATTAACTTATCTTTCACTTAGAAACAGCCTGATTACAGGATACTCCTTTTGTGTTCGCTATCCCGGTCAGTCTCCAAGAGCTGGGGGATGCTAGAGAGACTGGCGGGAATTGAACCCGCAACCAATACCGATAATCCCGTAGATTATCATTTAGGTATTGCACTGCCATTGTGCTACAGTCTCTTTTGGGCGGGCAGGGCGTCAATCCTGCTTTGGCAAATAGCGGCTATCCTTCTTTGCCTTCGTATCCCGCAGCTCAGCGAACGCGTGTCTACTCTCCACGCCGCCGCCCAATCTTTTGAATAAATCTGCTCGCTTCGCCATTCCACGGTTGACCTTATTGGCTGTGCGACTTGCGCTCCGCTTCGTTTGAAAGACAGATTTATTTTACTACTCTTCCGGGTTACCGGTTGTCTCAGCGGGTTTTACTTCCGTGCTTACTTCGGCTTCGACATGAGCAAGAGCACCGGCGGTCTTGTGCAAAGCGGCTTGCAATGTATTCCACATATGCCGCTTGCTCTCGTACAAGACGCCTCCCCACAGCCACTTTCGGCCACCCGGAACAGTTACGCGCTTTGCGCCCGGAAAACTCGCCATGCTGAAGTTGGGACCATCGCGGCGAGCCATTATCGCACCCCGGAGTAAACATCTCCGCAAACAACAGCGGCGCTTACGTGGCGGTTGGCTTCATTGCGCAGAATATCTGCCTGCCCCAGAAAATAGCGTGCTTCGACGGCGTCTTTTGTCTTTCCGGCGCGTGCGGAATAATCACGAGCGCCACGGCGCAGAGCTTCGGCTTTATTCCAGCGGGAAGAAATCTTGTTTTTCATTATTTCACCGCTTCGATAATCATGGTCATAATCTCGGCGCTGTCTTCCAGGTGCGCAATCCCGAACATGGCGTTGCGCTCGACCTGAATGCGCACCTTTTCCATCACAGCCGTAATGTCCTTGCCATGTTCTTTGATGGCCCCATCAACGATGGCATGCGCAAACTTCGTGATGATTTCAGACGACGGCGCATTGACAACAGCGGCTTTCGGCGCATCGTCAACCGGGAACGCCTCGGCGCTGGCCTGCGTCACAGGCTCTCCCGCCTGATCGCCCAGATAGTCGTTCAGGCATTCATCCTGCGACTGGAAAATCTTGAGAAACAGGAAGTCCTGATTTTCGCCAAATTCGCCGGTCGGCTGGCCCGTGGTTTTATCCTTCTTGGCATACTTCTTGCCGTTGCCTTTCTTCTCGACTTTGGCCCAGGCGTTGTTCAGGGACGCCAGCGGTTGATTGAGTGCTTTCAGGCTCGGAAGCGTGACGGCGGCCCAATCGTGACTATCAGCCAGGGTCTTGAATTCAGCGGTAGGGAAACGTGCGTTCATTTCATCAAGCGCGATAACAACGATTTCGATGCGCAGGCGGCGGTCAGAGCGCTTGTGGATTTGCGCATCAAACCGGATCGGCATGCTGCCCTTCGGCCATACGCACTCATATGCGTCAAAAGCGACCTGTCCCCAGGTTGCGAACGACGGTTTACTTTCTACGGCGTTCTCAGCTTCATCAAAAATATCTTTTTCCATTTTGGCCTACTCCTTTTACATGATCCCGAAATGAGATAAAACCTTGTAAACAACAAAAGCGATTCCGCCCAGGATTGCTATAAAAGCAAGGGCATTCAAAACGATAACGGCAATGGCCCATTTTTGAGCGCGCTCAAAATCTCGCTCAAATTCGTCAATTTCTTCCTGAAAACTTTTCCGCATTGGCCTATCTCCTATTTGTTGTGATTGATCGACTGCGAGAAAATCACTTCGCGCAGGCGTTGAATAAAATAATCACGGTTCTGGCGCGCCCACTTCGCATGATACGAACGGGGTGATAAAGCGTAATTCACGACGGCATCTCGGATGTTTGTCAAAGCGCCTTCGCACGTCATGCACCCGCAGGCGCGGGCGGCTTGCTTGAGTGCCCAGTATGGCGCGTCAACCGAAAGAGCGCCAGCGGTAAACTTACCGGAACACAGAGCATTCTTTACCGACGGAGCCCTTTCCACCGGTAAGCCAGTCTCGTAATCCAGGCCCGCCTTCGCGTACACACCGCGCACCTGCTCATCTGTCAAGGTGGGCGCATTCCGGTTGTAAGTTGTATCGTTCTCAAATCCTGGTTTGTGTGACATGCCGGCCTACTCCGACTTGACTTTTTCATACAGCAGGTCAACGGCCTGCTCAAGAACAGCGGCGTCAAACACGTGCTTGCCGGTCTTCTCTTCCTGCAATCGGGCAATCACCTTGATGGTTGATGCCGTGCGCAATGACACGCTGTACGTTTTGGTGATCCTGACTTCTGGCGTTTCTTTGATAATTGTGTCTTCCATGTTTATCCTTTCTGCCGAAAGAGCACCGGCGGTAAATGTTTTTATTTCTGATGACTTTCTTAGTTTACCGCTAATAACTAATTATTGCAAGGGTTTTGGCAAACGAGTTTTGATATTGGTATAAATTGGTACTTGCGATAACTAATTATTATGTTATCATAGAAGCAAGGAGAAATAAACAATGGACACAAAACAAAAAGCAGTGTACGAAGAATTTTTAGATGTTTCTAAATCTTTACTTGCGGATATGAAAAAACTGCAAAAAGACAAAGAAAAACTTGCAGCAGCATTGATGGAAATTTCTAAGGAATGTATGGAAAAAGAAAACATGGGTTTGTACAGAGTAGCAACAAAAGCCCTTTTGGAAGTTTACCCGCAGGTGGTGCATAATGGTTGACTTCAATTTGCTCAGGAAAAATCAGCCGGTCACCGGAAGCCTGGCACAACAGGCGCAGCAAAAAGGGCAGTCACTCGCCGAAAGCTTCATTTCGGCTGATTGCATCGTCCTGGTGGACACATCCGGCTCTATGGGGATGTCAGACGGAATGGAGAATACCAGGTACGAAAGAGCCTGCGATGAACTCAAGAAGATCCAAAACAGCATGCCCGGTAAAATTTGCGTGATAAGTTTCTCAGACGAAACCATGTTCTGTCCCGCTGGCGTTCCGTGGGATTACGGCATGGGAACGGATTTAGCCCGCGCCTTGAAATTCTCCAAAGTCGCCGACGTTCCCGACATGCGCTTTATCGTCATCAGCGACGGGCAGCCAGACGACCCGCAAGCCGCCATCAACGCGGCCAGCCAGTACAAAAACCGCATTGACACCATCTTCATCGGCGGTTCATCCAATGAGGGGCAGGCGTTTTTAGAGCGTCTGGCCAAAGCCAGCGGCGGCATTGCCGCCCGTGATTTTTCAGCCGCGCAACTCTCAGATACAGTGAAAGGACTATTGTCAGCATGAAACAAAACATAAGAACGGTGGACATAAATGTCAGAAAATCAATGTATTTTTCCAGAGCAGATGGTCGCGTATGGATTTTTAGAGATGATGGAAAAATGACATATTATGATTTTGGAACAGGAGATAACCGCTATCTCCGCGCCCTGAAACTTCAAGCCGCCCTGTATTTCAAAAAGGAAAAATAACCAATGGCAACTAAAAGACACAATCAGTATGAGCAGAGCAACAAGAGCATGAGCGAGATGCTCGAACAACTTTACAGCGAAATGACACCGGATGCACAGGCCCGCGTGCGTGACCTGGAGCAGGTTGCGATTTACAAACTCAAGATGATCGAAGGGTCGCAAGAAATGGGACCGGTAGGCGCTCACGAGTTGGTCCTTCGCATGGTTGCCGCAACTGGCGGGAGTATCCTGTTATGAGCACACGAATTCTAAAAGATAATGAATTTACGCGCCCAAACGACATTATCGTAAATCTGGAAAACTCAAAAGACAAAGGCCAGCGCGTTTGGGTAGGTGGCTTTCCCGCTCAAAACATGAATGATGGAATGGACTATACATCCTATATCGTCTTGCGCGAAGTCAACGCCTCGTGCCGATGTCTGAGCGAAACAGAGATGATAAGAAATGGCGACGTTGCTATCTACGGAGATAGAGAAGAAACCACCGCAGCCAATATTACAGAAAGCTTTGCGCCGCTCAATCTTCCATCTTGGATAAACAAACACATTGATATTGATGACCCAACGCACTTTGTCGTTGCCGTCATTCGGTACGAAAAATAACAATCATTGCCCGCCTCGAAAGGGGCGGGCAGAAGGTAGGATGAGATGAGCGAAGAAATTTGCAAATGTGGGCACAGCATGAAAGACCACGGCGATTTAGTTGGATGCACGGCCCACAACGAAGACGGTCTGATGTGTACCTGTTTTCGGGGTAGTAAGGTTCAGAAGGAACGCGAAAAGAATGTTCCTATCCTTATCAATATGCACAAAGAACAGGCCGCCACGATCCAGAAGCAAGCCGCAGAGATTGAGCGGCTGCGCGGCGCACTGAAGATGTTAGCGAACGGTT